TTAACTGATTCTGGATTTAATGGCGCTATCTTGGGAATAAAGTATAAATCACCCTGTAATCTTGATTTTATAATAGTAAGATATTGACCTCTGCCCTCTGAATCATATAAAAATGGCAAGGATAATGCTTCTTTGAAATATTGCTGATTAATTGCTGACATCCAGTCTGCTAATTCAGTCATTCCTAATTTCAATGACATCATATTCTGAAATTGAAATATTGTATTACCTGCTGCTTGCAGACGAGCTATACCTGTCGCAGTTTCTCTCTGTTCTGGTGCTTTACCCATCGAATATTCGTGTAATCCAAGTCTATTTTGTATATCATTTTCTATTGATGCTGCTTCTGTATAAACTCCAGATGTTATAAATGGAAACTCAAATGGTCTTAATGATTCTATGTCATTCATACCAATAAGTGCATTCGGTTTAATTGGTAGTGCCTTTAAGTCTACATCCTCTCCCTTAATATATTTGAATGGAGGATTGAGTATAAGATTAATATTATCAAATCTTTGATTCTTTATGTGGGCTAATTCTTTTATGTGGCCTTCTATTGCTTCTATGCGTCCAATTCCCCAAAAACTCTTTGGTTTAGGCCAATCAAGTGCCACTATATATGGAAATGCTTTCTTTTTCTTTTTGTAAGGCGAAGGACTATCTCGTAATAATACCTTCCTTGAACCTACGGTAGCAACCCGAACTTCTCCATCTCTACGATACCAATATTCTAATATTTCGTATAAATTTTCTTTTTCTTCTGTCGTCCATCTATTAGCTTCGGATTCTTCTATGTGTTCTCCTATATGTTCTCCACCTGGTAATGCCAATAATTCCTTAGTATTCTTATATGTTGATTTATTTGAACCCTTCCAATTCTTACCCATAATCTTAATATATTCTCTTGTTCTCAATGCTCTCTGGATAACCCAGGGAACTGTATAAATAGAATAACCATCTGGTGATGGGTAAAAATTCTTAATATTAATTTGCTCTATTTTAGCTTCATTATTTTCTCTATCCCAAAAAGGCTTCCTAATAGCTGTTCCATATATAAGTTTATGTTGAATCCATTGAACTACATTAAGAAATATTTTAGGTGTATCTAGCTGCCAGCTTAATAATTGTTCCATTAGCTTAGCAGCTTCTTCCCATTTCTTTTGTCTAGCACCTACTGTCCAATAAGGCTTTTGACCAAATATAACTGCTATTTCTTTGGCTAGAACATAATCTACTCCCGCCTGTGCCCAGGGGGGCATAATTGCTGATAAATCTCTTTTGACTCGTTCTTTTAATTCATCTGATTCGCCACCATAATAACCTTCCCACTTATCAACTGATGTAGAAAAATTATCTGTTGCTTTTTTATCTCTGGATAATTTGAATTTTACTACTACTTCATTAGCAAGTTTGGTTTCTTTATCAGTCATTATCTTTTCCGTCTTATTTTCTTTTTCTTCTTACCCCTAGTCCAACCTCCACCTTTTTTCCTTTTTATACCAGTAGCTTTTATACATACGGCCCAGGGATTCTTGACTTTACCTTTCGCTCTAACTTTTCTTACACAACGTTCCAATTTTTTAGGCAATTATTTTCTCCTTTTGCGAAGTCCAGTTCCTCTCTTTGGCAATGGACTTCTAGGATGTAACCTTTTATGTCTTGCTTTTCTCTGAGCCTCTGAACGAGGTTTGCCTGAACGTCTACGACCTGCACTCATTATATCACTCCTAATAACCGAATGTTCCATCTATTGGCTTATCTACTTTTACAGCCAATGGATCCAATCCACCCGATGGTTTTATAATCTCTAATAACATTGCTGCTGCATCTATTAAATCATCACTCATTTTAGCACGTGGATAAGATATAATCTGTGTATATAATTGTTTCATATTCTTCCCAACGGGAATCCATTGCTCTTTACCATTAATGTTTATTTTCTTTCCCTTCAGGAATATCTTACCATCTGCAAACCAGGGTTGTAGTGCTCTAATCCTATCTTCTTTGCGTTCTGTTCTTCCGTAATGCTTTAATTCCTCTATTCTAGGTTTCGTTCCCCATTCTAAACCTCTTCTCTTAACTGCTGAGGCAAGAGCACCACGAAAGTAATTTTGTTCAATACCAATTTTTCTTATCTTTAATGATAAATATTTAGTAAATATTGCACTGATAATTTGGTCTAAATCAAAGCGGTCAAACTCTGGTTCATAAAAATAAATATTCTGTGTTTTATCTACACCAACCAGTATAATTGCAGTGTTGTCACCAACCGAGCCTTCGTGTCCAGCAGGGTCAACTGTCATATAATTAGTGCGCTCAACTGGTAATTCCTTATTATCCTCATACCACTCGATATCATCCTTACTGAACATTGTTGCTGAAGGATTAATTGGGTCGTTCATGTATTGACAGGCATAAAAATAGGGATCTCTGGATTCTATTCTCTTAAGAAAATCCATAGAGAGCATTTCTGGATAATAGAGAGAACCATCATCATTTATGGCTGAACGAATAAAGACATCAAAATCATCAAGCTCATTCTCTAAGATAAATGAATATAAATCATCCATATCCTGACGAGTGCCAATAACAATTTTCCTTCCTTGTTCTCCCACCATTGGTACGAGTTCAAGATAATGCCTTATGGCTTTTGCTAGGGACTCAGGTGTAGCCACTGAATCTGGGTCAACTAAATCATCGAGAGTCATTAACTTTGGGTGATATGATACCCTTGCCGAATCCATACCATATGTTCCTACAGATGGATTAAATTCTCTTCCTTTGGTTGCATGAGCTATTGTAAGAGAATAATCAGTCCAACCTCGTTCTGCTTTCCATTCTCCGAATGTTGCCTTGAATACTTCATTTCCTTCACATATATCCCTGATTTGACCAAGCATTTTTATTGCAAGTGACCTTTGCACACAATCAATAACAATTGTCATTGATGGGTCATTCGCTAATTCAAAGAGCGTATTTCCTATAGTAATACAAGATGTTTTAAGACATTTTCTAGGAATGAGAATGAGTTTGTTTTTCTTTCCGCTAGACCAGTCTTGAACAAAATCACATAATTCCTTATGTGGTTTTTCCTCCATTCCAATAGGAGGATTATAATTTACTGAATTAAAACCTAATACATATCTATCAAAGAAATATAAGGAACTTAATGCTTTATTTCTAAACTCCTCAATTGTATATCCCACATAATTGTTTTATTTCACTCCCAATTTATAAATCTTTCCCCACTTTAATATCCCCTTCTATCATATGATACGGCGGACTAACTACCCACGCCTGATTAATTATCTAAACATATCTTTATAAGTTTTCTTACCAATTATTCTTGTAAGTGCTCTGTGATACCACTTACTTATCGTTTTTTGACTTACTCTAAAACAATCAGCGATACTTCGTTGTGACATTCCCCTGAGAATAAGTGCTAAAACCGCTGCCTCTTTACCCTTTAATTTATTATATAAATCTAAACTATTTTTCAAAAGGCATTATCCTTATAAGTTATAGTCTCTTCAAATAACAGAACATTTCCCTCTTCGTCATAAGTATCTAAATCAGAAAAGTTAAGTATTCTTATGTTTTTAACCTTACCGCTCTTATCCCTATAGCTATGCCGCTGCCTTAAATCTTTATCTATATCTCGTAGTTTACCATTATCCCATTCGGGATGTTCTTTTTTGAATTTTTTTACTTCTTCTTTTAATAACTCTTCCTTCAAATTTTTTATTTCCTCCTACTATATAGGGTACAAATATACCCCTTTTTTATAAATTATCCGACTAATATTACTATTGTGCTATTTTGCTGTTCCCTTTTTCACCTCTCTCTATATATGTGGGGAACGACACCCTATTTACACCCTATTTTCAATAAAAAAGCGTCACAACATAATCGCTATAACTACGTTATGACGCTTCTCTTCTAAAGAAATTCTTCAAAACTTTTTAGCTAGCTTATATCACCTCCCATGAAAATGTATTTGATACCTTCCTATATTACAATTGAAACCTATTTGGGTACAAATATACTCAACTTGGAGTACAATTTACTACATCACAATGCTAATAAATCAAGATAATTATAGCATTATGATATTATTCTTTGACTATTTTTACTTTTTGTGGTTTTTCAGATTTCCATTGTCCGATACAGCGAGTGAAGAATACTAAATTATCTAAGTCCCAAACTTCAGGAAATCCAACTTTTCTTTCCGCAATACGGTCATCTTTTGCGATAACAGTATTCTTAGCGTGTAGATTCTCTTTCTTATTCACCACATAAATCTCATACAATCCCATCTGTGCCATTTTGTTGGCCTCCTTTATTTTTTTTACTTCTTCTTTTAATTTATTTATTTCCTTACTATCTATTGTGCCACTTATTGTCATATTACCATCAATATTTACAGCATATTCTGGTATCTGTGATAGCGCAGGTATATAACTCCAATCCGATATGTTTGCTATTACAGCCATATAATCATCACCTCACTTTATCTTTATCATTTTTCCATTTATATTCAAATATATGTGGATTATCTTTAATAATTTGATACCAAACATTAGATAGACGATGTATGGTATCCTCGCTTAACTTTAATTTCAATTCTGCATCAACAGCATGATTTATCTCGTGGATTAAGGATTCTTCCATCCGTTGAAGTGTATGTCCGTTGTTTAATCTAATAAGCTCTTTTTTATGAATAATTTCTCCATAGAAACCATCTATATCTTCGCTTTCAACTAGTTTAATATTATAATTTAATCCCAATATTTTAACTTTCATTTTATCTCCTCCAATCTTTTAATTGCTTCATCTAATTCTTTTGCTCTTTCAATCTGCTCCTCATTCATTAATTTATACAATCTTGTCTCATTTTCAGGTAATCCACTAACTTCCCAAGTTTCACTACATCTAGTCCGATAATGTTTTAATATTC